CAGGATGAGAAAGGTAAATAACAGCCATGATTTAAGAACGGGGCCGAAGCCCCGTTTGGTTTAAGCGCCGTGGATGATTGCAAAGTTGATGATGACAGCTTCAGAATATGAAGTTGACGCAGTCAAGTTTCGCAACGTGATCAAGGCAGAACCAGCAGCCAAATACGAAACGTAAGTGGTATAAGCCCCAGCAACGCTACCAGTTGTGTTACTAGAAACGTTCACAATGATTGTGTCATTGGTGGAGATTAAGCTATTGGTCAAGATGAACGACACAGCAGTGCTACCCGCCAACGCTGCGTTGCTCATTGTGATGCGGCCAGCAGACTTGTTCAGAGTTACCCCTGTGCTTTTGTCTGTCAACTGCGTCACAGTACCTTCAGCCGCTGCCGCATAACCAATTTCGGTTGTAGCGTAAACGGTAGTTCCAACAACTGTAGATGGCGTTGTTGCACCAATTGTGCTGCCATCAATTACCGCACCACTTACAGTAGTGCCAGAAGTCAATTCGGGATCGCTAAACGCAACGCCGACAGATTTTGAATTTGCCATGATTGTTTCCTTTAAAACAGGGGCCGAAGCCCCCGTTTAAATTACAAACGATACAAAGACCAAGCAGCATCACCAGTCTTACGGGCGCGGAATGCAGCCGATGTACCAGCAGTAGCAGCAATGGTCATCAGACCCAAAGAGCCAGAAGTTCCAACTGTCCAACCTGTGCCAGCAGTCATGGTGATAACACCAGAACTAGAGCCGTCCACGTTGATCACATTGAAGTCGAATGCTGAGTTGACGGGCATACTTGGGAAAGCAGCGTCCATCAAAGCAGCAGTGGGCAGCGTGTAAGCAGCAGCAGACGTACCAGGCGAGCCAAGAATAATCTTAGTAGCCAGTTGAGTCACAGTCAAAGTTGCTGCACCAGCGGCAATCGCGCTAGGTGTAGGTTGTGCAACAAATTGAATTTCGCTTGTATTGCCGTCACCAACTTGATAACCGCCAGAGCCATTAGGTAAAGCCATGATATTTTTCCTTTAAAAAAGAATTGATTAACCCCAGAGACGGCAAGCCATCTGTGGACGAATGGTGTTAAAGCCATACAGAACGTCAATACGGCAAGGCATACGGTCATTGTTAATATCGTACTGACGAACAACACGCAAGCTAATACCGTTATGAACTGCACGAGCAGCCATGTCAACACCTTGTGGGAGCAAGAGGTCAGCAGTAGCGAACGTGATAGCGTCCTTGTGGTAAACCAAGTTCTGTGCGTAAGCAGTAGATGCAGTGCCCAAGAAGGTCACAACAGCGCTAGATACTGGCAAAGCGGTCATGGTAGCCAGTGCGTGAGCAGCGGAGTACATGGGAGCTACAGTTACAGTCCAAGTGCCGGACACAGCAGTAGCGTCAGCCAAAGCCACAAACTGGAACAACGAACCAGTGGTTTCACGGGTTTGTGGGTTTACAGCAAAGCAAGCTGCAATAGTAAACACATCACCGGCCTTGAGGGTGGTAGTTACAGAACCTTGAGACAAGGTTACAGTAGAAGAACCTTCAGAAGTCACTGTAGCGCCAACCGTGGTAGATGCAGTAGCATCACGCGAACCAGTAGTGAACTGCTTGATTGACTGAGACATGTTGATCTCGTCATAACCCAACACGCCAGTACCCATCATGCCGTTCTTAAACTGCTTGCTGATGGTGTCGGTAGGATTGAACAAACCTTTCATGCCTTCAACCAAACCAGCGTTAGCGGCAGGGTTGACGGTGGCGTAACGTGGGTTCATCACAGCGGCGTTTTCGTTCAGTTTCTGCTGGGCTTGCAACAAGACCAAAGAAGTTGAAGGTGTAGAGCCAGGAGTGCCAACCGAGTTGCCGATAGTCTTGAAGCAGTTAGCAACGTCAGCATCAATGCTGGAGGCCAACTGGCTGATACGAGGCTTTAACACACGTTCTGCAAAGTCATCCAATTGCATGGTCAATTCAGCAGATGTGAAGTTGACACCGATGTGCTTTTGGGTGGAGACAGTCAAAGTGGTGAACTGTTCGTTATCGTCCTGAACTTGCAGGGCGGCACCGTCAGTTACCAAAGCGCGGTCAGGTAAACGGATACGCAGTGTGGAACCGATTTTTGCGCCTTCAACAGCGAAAGAATCGTCATACTGGCGGTTCACGTTGCGGGTGATCACAAGATTGTTCTCGAGGATTTCGAGAGCCTTCCGTGTGATCATGTCAATGGTTAGGATACTATTAGCCATGAAAAAAGTCCTTAAAAAAAGTTAGCGGTTTTGCGCTTCCCACTTTTTTCGTTGTCGTACCCTTTCGGCTTCAATCCACTGCGAGGCCGTCATGGTCTTGATAGACCGTGGGTCCGTAGTGTCATGTGCCGGTGATCCAGAGGATCGGGCGGTAACTGGCGAAATCGGCGCTGGCGCAGATGTTGTTTTCTTCATCGGAGGTTCAGCGGCCAATTTGGCTTCGATCCGTCCGATTTCCTTCGCCTGGCTCAAGGGCGTCATGCGTGAGATGCGATCTGCTTCTTTTGGATTTGACCCGAGGTAGTACGCTAACTCAGGCCCAATGTCCGAAGACTGGATCGTTTCTGCCATCACGTTGGTAATTGGTAGCTTGGGGTTGTACGCGACTTGTTCAAAGTCATCGTATTTGCTCCGCGCTTCCTCCTCAAGATCGTGATAGCTTTCGAGAACCTGCGAGTGCTGCTTGGCGGCTTCACGCTTGGCGATCAATTCTTCTGCCTTCTGAAGGGCCAATGCGTCTGCATAGGCTTCAGTTGACTCAAACTGGTCAGCGGTGGCTGTTGGGGCTGCTCTCAACGTCTGTTGTTCAGACTGACGCTGTGCTTGTTCTCTTTCCCACTTACGTTGCTCTCTTGCAAGGCGTTTGCCGATAGCTGCATCAAGTTCCTCTTGCGAGAATGATTTGGCCTCGGTTACTTCCGGCGTACTTTCAGCAACTTCAGGTGCGGCCGTCGCATCCGTGGTTGGCGCGGAGTCTACTTCCGCTAGGGCTTGGACTTCTTCAGTCATGGTATCTGAATCCTAAGATTCCTTGGTCTACTGGGCCAATACAGTTTGTGGCATTCTATGCCAAATTTTAACTTTCAACATGGTATTTGCAGTTAAGGTTTTTGCACAGTCGTGCGCCATACGCCGTAAATATAAGTTAACGACATGATAGACCCTGCACTTCCAGTAAAATTAACGCCTGCATATGTAAAAATATTGGCGTTATGTTGAACTGTAGTATTTCCATTTGAAAAATAAATGTTTACTACTTGCCCATCATATCCGTTCAATAAATTTGTAATGGTTGTCGCGGATGTGTTAGAAGCCGCAAACCATTCATTTAACGCAGAACCAACCGATGGAGTTGCGCTATTTATTGTGAATGTTTGATTTGCACGAGGTATATTGTCATAAATATACAAATTAGCAGATTTAGGAACTGTCGTTCCTGTAATTGAAACACCAGTAGTAATTCCATAAAATTGATTATCGTAAATGCTACCGTTATCTACATCTTTGTATTCAATTCCTACGGAACCATCATTGAATTGATTGTTTGACGTTTGAATACGTTCATTGGAAAACAAAGTTGGGTTTACAAAAATATATTTAGCATTTGTGCCTGATTGTGCTCTAAATTGGTTATCTGTTATTTGTGCCACATTAGAAGATGTGCTAACATTTACGCCAACAGCATTTCCTGAAGTAATAGATCCGCTAATTTCTGTTTGAAATTGATTATCACTAACAATACTTACTAAACAATTTGTCAGCAAAACACCGTTACTTGATGTTGCTACGCCAGTAGAGGCGCTTGCTATAGAATTAATTAGATTATTTGAAATGCGAATATATTTGCAATTAATTAATTCAATGGCGTTAATTTGAGCATTTGAAGTATTTCTAGCATCGTTAAAAATTGCCAAATTAACACCATCAATTATAATATCTTGAAAATTGTTAAGATATATACATTTTTTAACAGCGTTAACATGCGATGTATTAAACGATAATTGCGGCAGTAATGCTGTGGCCGTGTTATTATTAAAATAAATACCATACTCTGGGGAGGCAATTTCGCAATTGACAACGTGTAATGCTTCTATCCAACCTTGTTGATATATCCCGTATTGGTTACCTTCAATAGTCAAACCATCAATTTTTAAGAAAAAAGCAGATGTAGCCGCAGAGTTATCAATGTTAATACCCTTGCTTAATTGATTACCAATTTGGCTGATAAAACTATTTTGAATGCGAGAATTGCCTACGTTTACCAAATAAATGCCGTTAGTAAAATAAGGCGTAGATGCGGTATTTACTGTGTATACATTACTTCTAATATAGACATTTTCAATAATAGTTTCTGGAGAAGATGGTAAAAGACCTGGATTAGGCCAAGTAGCTTTTAAGGCCGATCCATTATTTAAGGAATTACTGGCAACAATGCTTAAATTAGAAACAGTTAAAAAATCTAATGTTACGGTGGTTGTAGTAAAAGTAAGGTCAAAAGCGCCGTTACTGTTATTGACAAGAATTTTAGTTACTTCAATTCCATCGCCAATAATTTGCAAAGATTTGCCAGAATAAGTTATTACAGAATTTAATTTGTAGCTTCCCAATGGGATGTACAAAGAACCGCCAGTAGCTTGCAGCGAGGTTAACGCTGTTTGAAACGCAGCAGAGTCATCCGTTGTGCCATCGCCCACAGCGCCGTAATTTTTAACGCTTGCGGTTACGTATTGGCGCACTGCGTCAAGCGTGGTTCTAGACGTGGTTCCGCTTCGGACAATAGGCGCTAAATCCGCGCCAACCAACGGAAGCGAAGCTGGCGGCAATTGGGAGATTTTTACGGTTGCCATAATTTAATCGTAGTAAACGGTTGCGGAGACAGTGCCACTGATAACAATGTAAATGCCCTTGTTGGCATAAATACCATTAACACCAAAATTGTAAGCAGTTGCCGCTGTCGGCGTAAACACTTTCATAATTGGTGTGGTCGTGGTCGCCGCAGCCGAATCATAAACCGTGATGGTCGGTGTACCGCTGGCCGCAGTGACCATGATACCAATCAATTTGCCAGCCGAAGGTTTGATGTTTGCTGTTGCGTCAATTTGGGTGTAATTAGCCATGATGGTCCTTATGCAAGAAAGCGAAGTTTGTACAAAGTACGCAGATAAATTTCGATGATGTTGTCAATCAGTTGCTGGAGCGACATATCGGTCTTGTCAACCACCTCATATCTGGCGTCTTCGATCTGCTTGAGCGAGTCTTCCAAGAATTCAATGATGTTAGATGTTTTCTTGGCCGAGTGCAATGTGATGGGTCCAATTAGACCATGACGGCCTTGATAGCTTTCAGCAAAATCATCCGCGGCATCAATGATGCGGTCGTAAAAAATGTTCAGCGCTTTGTGTTTGCTAAAGCTGCGAGTGTTCAGGTGAACACTGTGCGCCACATCTCTTGCAAGAAACAGCAAACCTAAAAAATCACAGGCTTTCATTGCGGCATCCCCATTTGTGGTTGCTGTTCCATAGACTCCATCGGCATCTCAGCGCCAACATCAACATCACGGCCTGGCATCTCGCCCACCAAATCACCAGAGGTGATCATACCGTGGACCGTGCCCATTACGATGTCCTGAATTTGCTCTGGCGACATAGAAGCCTGAACTTGAGCCAAACGCTTAGTTTCGGCCTCGTATGCCTTGACCTGCGCCTCAAAGTCCTTGCGGTGCATGTCTTGCACTTCAACGGTCTTGCCGACCTGTTGAAGCGTCTGATATATCTGCTGCAACTCTTGACCCATTGCTTCCATCTGCTGCTGAGCAGCGGCCAAAGCTGGGTTGTCTTCACCATCACCCATCAACTTAGGATCAATGGTTTTGGCAAGGCGTTTAGCCATTTCTTGAGCGCCAGGCCAATCCATGTTTTTGACAAACAAGTCACCGGCTACAGCCCACAATTCTTTATTACCGTTAAGCATTTGCGCCATGCCTTCCAGCGCCTCTTGACGTTTAGTCGCGTAGCCTGGGCCGGTGGTTGCAACGACATCGTACTTGCCAACGCCAGGGTTGTAGATTTTCTCAAGCACAATTCCGTTTTGGTCCACAATTTTGTTGACCGGCTCGGGCTGCTCAGGGTTAATCTTAACCATCTTGGTGTCGCCATCTTCACCAATAATTCGGGCGATGCGCTGTGTGTCGTAAATCTTAGGAATCAAGTCCACCAACTGACGGGCCACATGACGCACGCCACGGGCTAAATTATCCCCGTAGTGATATGTGCCCACATCGCCCTCTCGCTGACGCGCAAGAATGGCTTTGCCTGAACGCTCATTGGATGTCATCCCCAAACTTGCGTTGTATTGTCCAGTGGTGGACTTGATGTCTTCCGATGCACCAGCTTTGGCTTGCAACAACCCGCTAGACGCCATTGG